GCTAACCGAAAGAGAGCGCCGTGATGAATGAATGGGATTGGAATGCTGTAGGTACGCACGTTAACTTTTACAAGGGCGAACGCGTGCTGAGTGTGACGGAAGCAGCAGAAGAACTAAACACCCTAGAGCGCGAACTAGCAGCGGCGAATGCGAAGATTGAGAAAGCGCCTCATGATGCCAAATGCTCAAGCCTATGGCGTTGCACACAATGCAAAAACAATCATCCATGGCACAAAAGAAGTAATCACGAAAACGAATATCACGCCTGGTCGCCGGTTGAGTGCGATTGCTGGAAATCGGAGGATTGAATCATGACTGATGCTCGTGAATTAGCGCTAGAAAACAAGGTTTTCCGTCTAGAGCTGCGCGTAGAAAAGCTGCAAACCCAACTAGCCGAATCACAGGCGCGCGTGGAGGAGTTGATAACAGAAAATAATCTATTGAAAGATGAAAACGCTGAATTAATTTATAAATTGAAAAAGGTGGCGGACGTAGATGATTGCCCGGATCAGTGGGAGTGATATGTGACGACTAAAGAACTTGAAGAGCGTGATGCTGAGATAGAGCAGCTGCAAGCGCAATTAAAAAACTGTAGCGCAGCGTGTAAAGACGCGGAACATGCAAGAAATTGGCACTACCAACAATACAAAAAAATAGAGATGAAACTCCAAGCCCACGAAAAACGAGAAGCGGCATGCCTGGCGTTTGTTGAGGTTTTTGACGTATGGCTCAGTGTAAATATCATCGAATCAGATGCTGAGCTAGATAAGGTAATAGAGGCCCGCGAGCGGCTAAGGAGTGTTATTGATGGAATGGATGAGTAAAGTTCTGGTTTTTTTAGAGCCTGTAGCAGCATGGGTTGGTTTCACATTCATGATTCTTATGGGGCTTGCAGCTGTACTGGCAACGCTCATTTATCTTTGGGATAAGTTGATCTATTCATTCGGTTATACCGAAGGGTATTACAAAGGATGGCGTCAAGCGCAGACGCTAGCCCAATCACCGGAGGATGATAGTCATGATTGAGATATCAAACAATAACCGCGATATGGCGGGTTAATGTGTGAGGGATTGAGCATAAAGGAGATGGGGCGATGACGTCAGAATTTATAGATATTTTTATTTGTGTGTGCCTCGCTCTTATTGGCGCATATGAACTTATTCACGGCAATGTAAACAGCGCCTTAATTGCTTTTTTGGCTGCTTATGCCATTTCTAATGCGGCAGCGCTAAGAGTTAGCCACATAAAAAATAAAGTGGAAAGGATGCTAGAGGATTAACCAATGAAGTTTAAACATTGGTCTGTAGTGAAACTATTAGTAGAACTTCAGGGGATGTTTTTAAACCCCACCAATATTAACCGATAGGTTAGAGATGAAACAAGCCCAACACTTCAGGATGAAGTATATATTGCTGGTTTCTATTACGTGGGGCGGCCCTTTAACCGGCGAGCAGCACCAGGTTTTAATGCAGGAATTTGGGAGTAAGTCTGCGTGTGAAAATGCGCGGAAAGTGTTTCGAAAAAACGGCTTAAAAAGGACTGATTGCCTGCCTTACGAGTAGGGCTAGGAATCCCAAACAGGTGTACCCACGGCAACCCACTTACCACGGTCAAAGATGAAGTGAACAATGCAACGCTCATCAGCGCCGCCAGTGGCGAGCGTCACAACGTAATCAGAACCCCATGTAATAGCGCGCGAACCGGTGGCGTCCTGCTCTAGCATTATATAGAGCTCGCAACCGATGCCTGAGTCTGTGCCATCTGAAATAGGGGAGTTCGTAGGATTCTCGATAGTTATTGCACCGGTGAGCTCGCCAATTTCTACGTACCTTCCGTCGAACGCATCTGGCGTAACGCTCGCAGCGTAGTCTATTTTTTGTGTTGTGTTTTCTCCAAGCTGACCAAGATCAAGCATCCGCCGACGGTCACGCACAGCGGTCACGTCTGTCGAATTAGTATCAACCTCGAACAGCGGAACGCGGCCCGGAGTAAATGCCGTTGTATTTGTGCTAATCGTGAAAGGATCAACGACCGAGAGCTCTACATAGTTAGTCGATGATGCGGTGATAATTAAAGAGCCCTCAGAGATATCGACCCACTGACCGTAAATAAATAGAGTGGTAGAGCCATAAGGAATCGTGAGGCCGCTAGAATCTAGTGATCTATGAGATAATCCGCCAGCAACGGTCAATCGATCAAAAAGCTCGTTTAAAACCTCTTCCTTATTGAACAATTTCCTTTCGAAATTTCGCATCTAAAACCCCTAGAAGTTTCTGAGCGCGTATTGCGCCTCAATTTCTGATTGGCTGAGTAATCGGTCGTAAAACGCGATTTTCGCAAAGTAACCGTAATTTGTGCGATCCGCGTTCTCGCCTAGTAATTGGATGCCGGTTGTGGTGTCCTGTAGGCGCGTATTAGCGGGAATCCCCGTGGTCGGCTCTGTTACTTCTAAGACGCCATCCAGCCAAATTTGGCAAGCGTCGAACCCATTGAAAGTCGATCCTTGAAAAACCAGATGGTGCCACGAGTTGTCATTTACTTTATTAGTCCCATCAGTTTCACAAATAATTCTGACGTTGTTATTAAATCGCATTCTGCAGTGAAGTTTGTCGTGCTCACCGTCTTTACTTCCCACCGCAAAACGCCCGACGTAGTTGTTAATGTTGTTTTGAGCCAAAAACGGTCTATGCCTTATCGCGCCGTTCGTCAAATAAATTCGAAACCAAAGCGAGACGCATAACTCATCAATATTTGCGGTGGCTTTTGCTCCGGTAATTTGCCCGGCGTGACTGGGTGAAGTAGCTGATCGAAACAACGAGCCCGTGCCGCCTTGCACTGGCGTGCTCGTCGTAAAACTAAAATCGCCCCCGCCTGTAAGCGCGTCGGCTGGAGTATCTATATCATCGCGATCAACATCGAGCGGCCAATAAAATTTAGGCGTTGGTAATTGGCTAAGTATGAGCTGGTCATAGTCACCAAGCGCGGCGAGAGCAAATTGCGACACAATCCGCAAGGCTGGGCCACGGACCCCGTTATCATCGACCTGGAAGCAGTCAAAGCTCGCCTCATCTACGGCGAAACCCCCATTGTCTGATTGCTGCTGAGCAAATGTATAAGTGAAGTATTTTTTACCATCGTAATCGTCGTATTTTTCATAAGCCGCGAACGTTGGCGTGAGTACCGTTGCGAGCTGAACACCTTCGGCCGTGTAGCAGTCAACGGAGTACAGCTCCGTAGTCATCGGTTCAATATGCCCGTGACCGGATTCGAGCTCCCCGCCTGCTCGTCCTCCCGCATAAAAATACCCTTCGTAATCGCCGTTCGGTTTTCTGATAGCAAATCCAAACGCTGGCGCGAGTGCCTTGGTTCGATTATTTCCTAGTGTCGCCTGATATTCTGTAGGTGCTCGACCGCTTTCATAAAAAGTACGAGCCAAAAAGGTTAGCGTTTCATCGGTTTGAGCGGTGGTCGCGTCGATATTGAATATCTTGTCTGGTTCCAATAACAAGAATCGGTCATCGGCTGCGTGGCCAGCGGTGGAGGTATCTAAGAAACCTCGAAAAAACGTTTTGATAGTGTAAAGCCCGTCACCGAGATCTGTCACATCACGGAAATAAACAATTTCATTACCGATTAGCGCCGCATTACCACCGTCCAACCATTCATCAGTCGTAATGCTGCCTAGAACACCATCGTTTATCATTTTCACGGTAACAGAATTAATCGTATCTAAACCATTATCTGCCGATGCCAGTGCGGTTGTCGTAAACCCGCAAGTGGCCTGAGTCACAAATGTTTTTAGGAACGTTTCTGTAGTCCCATCAGATAGCGTTACGTTAGCGCCGGCCCAAGCGGCAGTATATCCCGATGCCGCTAAATAATATCCGGGGCCAGTGTCTGTATCGCGTAGAGGAACAGAATCGATAAATAGCAGCTTTGTTGGCCCTGGCGCACTCAACGCTTGAGCGTTGTCTGAATCTGGATCATTGCCTACAGCATCGGAGGTGTAGTTTTGATTTTGCTCGGCGACTAAATCGATCCGATGCTCCATATTTAGCCCGCTATGGATTTTTACAATCCGCGCATCAATATTACCCTGCGATGTAGGCAGGGTGATCACATCGCCGGGATCGAGATACGTGTATTTGGGGCCTAACGATATTTGGTACGCGATCCTCTCTGTCCACATCTGCCGCTTAATTTGGTCGGCGCGCTGCGCGCCCTCAGCCGAACTGAAAACAACCGGCACGCTAATGCGGAGCTTTTCTTCTGAAATTGTTTCTATTATCGATGAGTATTGCCAGTCTGGTTGGTAGTCTTGATTGACATCAGAAAATCCGAAATCGATTTGACGGGGTAACTCTAGCTCTTGGGCTCGCGTCCGGACAAGGCTTGTCCGAGCTTCCCCATCACTGATTTCTATTAAATCATCCTCGGGTATTGTCACAATTGAGCTTGTGCCAAGCGTGGTAAATTTCAGCTCTTTTTGTGACTCAAAACCGATCACCGGGAAAGCATTAAATAGCGATTCGATAGCGCCTCTCGCTCCCGTCGGTCCAGACACTTTAAACCCGCGTAGAGATTGCGTGGCTCCAGACGCGTCGATCTCGCTTGAGTCCATACCAACCCGATCAGCGAGGTTTTCTAATGCGGATTGCAGTGTCACCGCTTGAGCAGTAACTTGCTCTCTAACTGACCAAATCCCGTCAGGCATAACAAAAAGCCCGTTCGGCAGCGGTAATATCTCTGCCGACCCTAATTCTGTATTTGTGTTGGCAGTATTTAATAGGGTCGGATTACCAGTATCGCTGATATCCCACAACCGGAGACGGCGGGCATTGTCGTTCGTCTGCTCGGCAGAGTCGACCATTAAATTATTCCAGAAATAAAACTCTGCGCTATTCGAGTGAGCTTCCCCAATATCGATATCTGCGACAAACTCCAGATCTTTTGTTAACCGGATAACATTTACCCCGTTGTCGAATCGCGCATCCGGATTACCAAAGGCGGCGACATAAATGTAACCGTCCATACCCTGAAAGATTCGCGCCCTCCCACCCTGAGAGTCGACACCGGAAACCGTGTATCCGCCCGCACGCAGATCGAAGAAAGCAGAGTCCGGATCGCCTGAAGGAAACCACGCTGGTTGGGAAACTTTATATCGAGCGATACCCGGCTGGTTATCGGTGCCTGAGTTATACCCGTACACATAGCCGTCAAGGAATAATGTTGAATTAGTAAAGCCGTCTAATGCGCCCGTATAATCGACTGTCTGGCCGTTCAAAAAGCCACGCGCCGAATAAGGGGACACACCTCCTGGCGCAGTCACTGTCGGGTTGTTACTCCCGGACTGACCGAGAAAGAATGACCAGAAACTCGTCGCGCTGGGATTTAATTGCTGGCCAGAGGAAATTTTCGTATAACCGAGGTATGGGGCATTTCTGATGCCAGAGGGAGCGGCCTCAAGACGAGTAATATCATCGACATAATTAGATCGGCGCGTGGTACGCTCCACGTCGATTTTCTGCCCATAAAGATTATAAGTCTCTACGACGTGAGTAACATAGATGTGATCGTCTAAGACCTCATTACCATCAACATCAGATCCGTAATAGTAGGCTCGCTGCCATGTGTCGTTGCCTAGATAACGAGCATTCCGCACAGCAGCGCTACCAGTAGGCGTCTCAAACTCCCTGATCCTAATAGGCGGATCGGTTATTGTGCCAGTAACAACCTCAGCCTCGAAGCTATACGGCATCTGGTTCCCGTAAGGCTCCAGCTCGAAGCTATCAAACACCGAAATCACGCAGCCTCTATAAGCTGGGGCATTGCCAGCGCCTAGAGCCTCCTCCATCGCTGGATCGGGCAACTGGTCCAAACCGCCCATATAATGGCGCACACCTGGCCCAGAAGTCCCTGGCGTATTGAAGGTTTGCGCGGTACTGTAGATAAAAGGCCTGTCGCCCGCCAGATAAGCCTCCGGCTCTAACCCTGCCCGTGGGTCTATGACAAGCTTTCCGGCTATCCACACGCGCCCTACGGCGGTAGCGACTTCTGAAATAGATAATTCTTTCCACAGAATCGCGAACGTAGCCACCCTACGGCGACGGGTTTCAGTAGAGCCACCCCCACCAGAACCGGGTCCGCCTTTACCGCCACCCCCACCCCCACCCCCAGTTGGGGTAGTAGTCTCTATCTCTCGGTAGCCGCCGAACCAAATCACATGCCCCGAATGTCTATTCGATCCGTAGCCAAAGTCAACCGGCGCGCCTGCATTTCCATTGAGAGGGGCGAACTCTGCTAGCGGCGGCGCGGCACGATTATTATTCTGTTCGCCACCGCTTCCCGCGAGCGCACCGCCTAAAAACTGCCCGCCAGCAAAACCAAATCGCGCGCCGGTTGGTCCGCCAACAGCAAACCCCAACGCTGCGCCAACAACGCCACCGGCTAACCTGCCCATGATTTCCACCTAAGACACATGCTAACGCTAGGCCACCAATTTAACGGCAAAGTAATTTCCACAACTTTTCTTTGTTTATCGCAATCAGCATGCATAATGATCGGGACGCCTGAATCATTAAAACTAGTGACAAGGGCGAGGTGTAAAGGATGAGGATCGTTCGGCCAACGAATATAAAGAACGTCTCCCGGGCGAAGGTCGGCGCGGTTTATTTTAACCATATGATCAAGCAATCCTTCCTTCATTGTTTCGTGGCAAGGCTTGCGACCGTAAGCGAGGTTATCAACAACGGTTAGACCGAAATCACGAGCCGAACAAACTAACAAGCCGAGGCAATCCACACCGCGTTTTGTCCGGCCTTGGTGGCGATACGGCACGCCTAGCCATCCTTCTCGGGCGGATTGAGCGTAGCTAAGCGACGTTTGGGGGAGATCTGAGGGCATCATTTCCAGGCATGTCTTTAAAGCCACCAAAATTCAACTCTTGGCCGTAAAGCTTGCATTGCTCGAAGGTTTTATTGCAGCCGTTAAGGACCGTATAAGTGACCCCAGGATCTAAGTCGAAGGGGACAGGGAACTCTAGGGTAATAGTTGACCCGGACACCGCGCGAACCGTGCCGGTAACGTCAACATTATCGCCACTAGTAAACGTGATCTTTCCCAGAGGACGAACAGGCACAGCACTGCCGACAAATTGTGTTCGGCTCGTTGGTGTTGTCACCGTGCCTGAGAACGTATTACCAACGGTAGGCGCTCTGCATATCGAGTCATAAAGTGCGTGGCGGCACTTCTTTTGAAGGATAAAACCGACGGATTGATTTAATTTCTGAGCTAACGAACGTAACTCTATGGTAAACAGCCCTTCAGCATGCTTATACTCGCCGAGAACGCCTATACCTTTAGTAGCTAATACGCGATTTCCTTCATAATCGTATTCAAAAACCTCCCACTCAGCGCCATCAAGACGACCCGCGATCACTTCATCATCGCTTAGACCCATCTCATCAGTGAGTGCTGATATCTCTGCATTATCGACCGCGAGCCCTGTGGAGCTTTCGTAAGCAGTCGCAGAAAATCCGCCTGCGCTTTTATACACGTCTCCGCTGATTTCCACGTCTCGATCTAAGCTCGTGAAATAGTAAGACGTGCCGTTTGTCTGATCGATGCGTAAGCATCTCGTGATTTGCGTTGCAGTCTGGTCATATACTGCCTGCTGCGCGGAATCCAGCCCCTTACTCACCACGGACCTCTATTAAGCTCACAGCTGGGATAGAGGCGATTTCGTAATTTTGCAAATACATAGTAGCAAGCACATTTAACGAATCACTTGCATACCTCATCGGAACATAAAATTCGCCACAGTATTGTATTTCCGCGAGATTAGCGGGGGCGCTTGTAAAGGTGATTATCCCGGTCAACAGGTCGATGGTGTAATCAGTTGTTATCGTTTGCAATACGCCATCGATATAGACTTTGCCGCCTGTGGCTGGTTTTAGAATATCTTTCTCGTAGTTGAT